ATCGGGCCGCCTGCGGCTGGGGCTTGGCGATCCGGAAGCCATCATGCTGCACGCCGGCAATCACGAGATGCTGATCGAGCACCTCGTTGCCGAGTTCCCGGTGCGTGTTGAGGCCCGCGGCCGCAGCGTGGACGAGTGGAAGGAAGTCGCGCGAGAGAATCACTTGTGGGACGGTCTCGTCGGGTGTGCCGTCGCGGCGTCGATCACCGGCCTCGAGCCGGCCGCCAGCGAGGGCGGTTTCCGGAAGCGGAAGAAGGTCAGCATCCCCGCCGGCCCTGACGGCAAGCGGGTGATCGTCACGAAGCGCCACAAGGCGTAGCCACACCCCCTCTCGATCCGTTGCGGTCTCCGCGACTTTGGAGGCATGAGCGACGAACTTGCCAGCAAGATCGACACGGTGGCGCAGGGGCCGGCGTCTGTCCGCACCGACGCGGGCGAGGTCGTCGCGCAGTCGATCCCCGACATGATCGAGGCGGACAAGTACCTCGCCTCAAGGAACGCCACGGCCGCGAGCAATCGGGGACTCCGGTTCAACAAGCTGATCCCGCCGGGGACCACCTGAATGGGAATCGTTTCGCTCATACGAACTGGCCGCTGGTCGCCTCCGAAGAAGGCGATTCAGGTCGTTCGCCCGCTCGCACGGGCGCGGTTTGACGCTGCCCAGACGAGCGACGATTCACGCCACTGGGCCAATGCCGACGCCCTCTCGGCCAACGCCGCTCTCGTGCCTGAAGTGCGGCGGATCATTCGCAATCGCGCCCGGTACGAGCGGGCAAACAACGCCTACGTTCATGGCATCTGCGTCACGAAGTCCAACGATCTTATCGGCACCGGGCCGCGGGTGCAGCTCGCCACCGGCTACGCCGACGCGGATCGGTCGATCAGCCGGGCGTTCTTCGATTGGTCGTGGTCAGTCCGCCTGGCTGACAAGCTCCGCACCGCCACCGAGGCCCGCGTCCTCGATGGCGAAGCGTTCGCGCTCTTCTTCACCAATCCCCGGCTCGACCCGCGCGGCGTGCAGCTCGACCTGCGGCTGATCGAAGCCGACCAAGTCGCATCGCCGGCGTACGACTACCAGCAGACAATCTCGCCCGACGGCTCGCTCGTGGACGGCGTCGAACTCGACCGGCACGGCAACGTGATCGCGTACCACGTGCTCACGTCGCACCCCGGCAGCAACTACCTCATCGGGATCAACGAGTACGACACGATCGCCGCCGAGAACATGCTGCACTGGTTCCGGCCGACCCGGCCGGGCCAGCACCGCGGGCTGTCGGAACTGACTCCGTGCCTGCGTCTGACGGCGAACATGCGGCGGTACACGGAGGCTGTGATCCGGGCCGCCGAGATCGCGGCCGACCTCGCCGCATTCGTTCACTCGAACTCGCCCGCCGCCCAGGTTGACGAGGTCGATCCGTTCGCCGCGATCGAGATCGAGAAGGGCACGCTCACCACGCTGCCCGAGGGCTGGGATGTCTCCCAGCTCAAGGCCGAACAGCCAACCAACACGCACCAAGCCTTCACGCGGACGATCCTCGGCGAGATCGCGCGGGGCGTGAATCTCCCGTACCACAAGGCCGCGTTCGACGCGTCGTCTTACAACTACTCGTCGGCCCGCCTGGACGGCCAACTGCACGAGCAGAACGTCCGCGTCGAGCGGGACGAACTCGAGCGGGCGTGGCTCGACCGCATCTTCCGCGAGTGGCTCGACGAAGCCCTCCTCGTCCCCGGCATGATCCCCGCCGGGCTGCCGCCGGCCTCGGAATGGAATTGGGCGTGGGTTTGGGACGGCCGCGAAGGCGTCGATCCGAACAAGGAAGCCAACGCCACCGAGACGAAGCTGGCGACGCTCACGACGACGCTGGCGGACGAGTACGCCAAGCAAGGCAAACAGTGGGACGTGCAGCTCCGACAGATCGCGGCCGAACGGCAGCTCATGGCCGAGCTTGGGCTGTCGATCGGCGACCGGCCCGCCCAGGTCGTCGTGCCGCAGGTTGATCCCGTCAACGCTGCCGGCGAGCCGGGCGTGATCGCCGCCGAGTCGTACAAGCCGACGGCGGAGATGGCCGACGAGGCCGAACGTGGCCTCTCTTGGCGTCGTGAGTTCAACCGCGGCGGCACTGAGATCGGCGTGGCCCGCGCCCGCGACATCGCCAACGGTAGGCCGCTCTCGCTCGACACCGTCCAGCGGATGGCGTCGTTCTTCGCGCGGCACGAGGTGGACAAGCAGGGCGAGGGCTGGAGCCCCGGCGAGGACGGCTACCCGTCAGCCGGCCGCATTGCCTGGGCGCTATGGGGCGGTGACCCCGGTCAGGCGTTCGCCAATCGCATCACCGAGGGAGCCAACGCATGACGAATCTCTCGATTCGTTCCGCCGTGCAGTTTCTTCGCGCCGACGCTGACGGCGAGGGCGAAGGGCTTTCGACGCCGCGGATTCCGCGGTTTTCGATGGTCGGCTACACGGGCGGGATGATCCGCCAGGCGTGGAGCCGCGAGCCGATCGTCATCGACCTCGCCGGCATGACGGTGCCGTCGGTGATCCCGATCGTCTTCGGGCATGACTACTCGCTCGAGGCCGTCCTTGGCCAGGGCACCGGCACCGTCGGCAACCAGCTCGTCATCGAAGGCGCGATCCTCGCTGCCGGCGAAGCGGCCATGCAGGTCGTGCAACTCGGCGACCGCGGCTACCAGTGGCAGGCCAGCGTCGGCGCGGACGTTGACGAGGAATACCTCGTCGCGTCCGGCGACACCGCACAAGTCAACGGGCAGGCCTTTCAAGGTCCTGTCCGAATCGTAAAGCGCTCCACGCTGCGGGAGTGTTCGTTTGTAACCCTCGGGGCCGACGCAGCGACGGCCGTCACCATTACCGCCAAATCGGCGGGGGAGTCTCCTATGTCCGCAGAGACGCAGGCCGCCGTCGACGTGATGCCGACCGGCCCCGATGTGCAACCGACCGACGCAATGCCGACCGGACCTTCTGACATGGCATCGGCCGTTCCGAAGGTCGATCTCGCCTCGATTCGTGCCGAAGTGGTTGCCGATGTCACCCGCGAGGTGAAGGCTCAGCTCCTGAAGGATCTCCGCGACGTTCGCGGCGGGCCGGCGATCCACGCCAGTAAGCCGGCTCTCGACGACGATCAGGTCACCATCGCCGCGATGCAGGTCGTCGGCGGGCTCGGCAAGCAGATCGAAGCCAAGTACGGCGATTCGCCGATGGTCGAGGCCGCGAACAAGCGTTCCCGCACGATCGGCCTGCAAGAGGTGCTCGTCAGTGCCGCTCGCAAGGGCGGGTATGACGGTGTCCACAAGGTCACGGCCGGGAACATCGGGGTGATTCTGCGGGCGGCTTTCGCCACCCACAACATCTCCAACATCCTCGCCGCGACGTACAACAAGTACCTCCTCAACGGCTTCGAGGCCGTCGAGTCGGTGTGGGATCAGATCTCGCTCGTTCGGCCGCTCAACGACTTGAAGGCCATCACCGGCGTTCGGCTCGACGGCGGATTCGTGTTCGACGAAGTGGCGGGCGACGGGCGGCTGAAGTCGGCTGATGCCGGCGATGCAACTCGCACGCTCCAGGCGAAGACCTATGGGCGGATCTCGTCCATCACCAGGACGGACATCATCAACGACGACCTCGGGGCTCTGACGGCGGTTCCCCGCCGGCTCGGTCGCGGTGCAGCTCTGAAGTTCAACTCGGTGTTCTGGACCGAGTTCCAGGTGGGTGCGACTGCCAACGCCAGCTACTACCAGGGGGCGACCGCTGGTGCCGGGAATGCGATGGCGATCGGCGCGGTCGAGACTGCTTACGCTGCTTACCGGTCGCTCAACGATCCGGACGGCAACCCGCTCGGCATTACGCCGAAGATCCTGCTCGTTCCTGTCCAGCTCCGGATCACGGCCGACAAGATCCAGACGGGCAACACGCTGTTGGCATCCTCGCTCGGCTCGACCTCGAGCCGCGTCGTCGAGCCCCAGGCCAACGTGCTCGCCGGGAAGTTCACGATCGTCGATTCGGCCTATCTCACCTCGTCCTCGACGTGGTGGCTGTGTGCTGACCCGAACGATCTGCCGGTCATGGAAGTCGGTTTCCTCAACGGGCAGCGGTCGCCGATCGTCGAGCAGGCAGAAGCCTCGTTCGACACCCTAGCCATCGAGGTCCGCGGTTACTTCGATTTCGGCGTCAGCAAGGCGGAAAGCCGCTCCTGCTACCGCATGGCGACCTCCTGAACCATGCCAGCGTAATCCGTGCTCGGCGGGCCTGGGATGTCCAGGCCCGCCGGGATGACGCTCACCACACACTCCAGACCTATGAGGCTTTGCGATGGCAACCCTGAAGCAGAACATCGGTGATTCCTGGGACTACACGCCAACGACCGCGAAGGCGGTCGGCGATGTGGTCATCCTCGGTAAGGTCGTCGGCGTCGTCAGCCGTCCGATCGCGGCCAGTGCCAAGGGCTCGGTCAACGTCCGCGGGATCTTCACCTTCACCAAGGTGACCGGCGGCGCTCTGACTGCCGGGTCGGTGGCCTATCTCCACAGCAACCTCAGCGTTACGGGCTCCGCAACCACGACCGGCATCGCCGGCCTTGTGGCTGTCGATGCGGCCGCCGGTGACACGACGGTCGATGTGTCGATTAACCACGGGATGCTCTACGATCTGAACTCCACCGGCCCCGCTTGACGTTTATCCCGCAAGCCGCCGGCGGTCGCCTCTCCTCGGGCACCGCCGGCGGTCTTGTGCCTGCGAGGTGACCGATGGCCGACATGCTGTCCGACGGTGCCTCGTGGCTCGCTGACCAGTTCGCGGCGTCGGCGTCGCTCACCGTGGCATACAAGCGGGGCGTGAACTCGTCGCAGTTCGTCGCCACGATCGGCAAGAGCATGTTCGAGTCGTCGGGGCAGAACGGTGTCACCGAGCAGTGGGAATCGCGCGACTACATCGTCAAGACGGCCGACCTGCCGTATGGCGAGCCGCTACGGGGTGATCTGATCGTAGAGGACATTGGCGGCGTGTCGGTGTTCTATGAAGTCGCTGCACCGAGGGGCGTGCCGCTCTTCCATTACGGGGACGCGTTTCAGCAGCTCGTCCGCGTCCACACGAAGCGGACGGACAAGGATCAGACGTACATAATCACGGACCAGGGCGAGGAGATCGTCGTGCCGCTGACCGCTCAAGGGTAACAGCATGCCTCTCTTCAAAAGAGTCGATCAACTGCCAGCGGCGACCGGCGTCACCGGCAGCGACTACCTGATTCTCTCGCGGCCGTCCGGCCCGACGGGCACGGTCGGCACGCGGGCCGTGACGCTTTCGCAGATCCTCGCCCTCGCTACTGGCGGCGGGGGAAGTGGCGGTGCGACCGGGCCGACGGGCAGCCCTGGAGCCGCGTCCACGGTGACCGGGCCGACGGGCGTGGCTGGCAGCAACGGCAGTGCCGGGGCGGCGGGTGCGACTGGCCCGACGGGCGCTCAGGGTGCGGCTGGCAGCAACGGCGCGGCATCGACTGTGACCGGGCCGACCGGCGCGCCGGGGCAGGCGGGCAGCAACGGAGCCGCCTCAACTGTTACCGGACCAACCGGAAATACAGGCCCCACGGGAAGTCCGGGGGCGGCAGGAAGCAACGGCACGAACGGCAGCAACGGCGCGGCTGGCTCGCAAGGCCCGACCGGACCGGCCTATCAGACCACCGTCACCGGCGTCTCGCTGTCTGGCACCGGAACGTACAACCCGCTGATCATTGACGGAAACTTCGACTGCTACTACCTCACGCTCGCCACCGGCGCGGCGATCCAGGCCCTCAACATCACCGGACCGACCGGAACGACGAAGCAGTTTCTCGTCATCGGCACGACAGGCGCAGCGACCTTTAATCACGCGACCGGCAGCAACGCCAACGCTCAGTTCGGAGTGCCGTGGTCGGGGTCTGTTGTCGCGCCTGCAAACGGCGGAAACGTCGTGGCTCAGTACGACGGAAATCGTTGGCGGGTGATCTGATGCCGCTGCCGCTTTTTGCCTCCGAGACGCTGCATCACGAGGCGATCGACTGGGCAACACGTGTGTCGTCCAACGGCGGCGTCATCTCCACGAGCGTGATTCGCGGCGTGAGCGCCTTCTGTGCTGACATCGACCGCAACAGCTTGCGCGGCCGATTCCTTCGGCTCAACCTATTCTCGGGCGGAAATCTGTCCGGCGCTCTCGTCCCGCTCTATCGCTCGACCGCGTTCGGCGGAACGGTGATCGGCAACGCGACCGACACCAACGTGAACTTCGTAAGCGGTGACTTTGCCGAAACTGGGGCAAGCGGCGGGCTCACCGGCAACGGCACGACAAAGTACCTCAACTGCGGATCATCGATCCTTTCTCAAGGCGGTGTCGGAAACATCCACCTCAGTGTCTCAGGCTCATCTTTGACAACGAGCCCCGGCACGGACGCGGTGCCAATCGGCGCAGCAAACGCGAGCGGAAATAACATCGCGGCCATCCAAACCAAGGCCAACCCGACAGCCGTAAACCGTATGTTCGCCAACGGCACGCCGACAGCGTTCGCCGACGTAAGCTCTGCTATCTCGTCTGGGCATGTGATCGGGACAGCCGTTTCCGCTACAGACCTTCGCGTGTATCAAAACGGGGTGCAGAACGGCTCAACGGTCACGACAACTCGATCCGGGACGCTGACTACAAACGCCGTCTATGTGTTTACGAATAACAGCAACGGAACAGCCGCTAGTTTCTCTTCCGCGCGACTGACTACCTACTCCATCGGCTTCGGCCTAACTGCCGCGCAGGCCGCCGCGTTCGCTGCTGCCGTGGCAGCTCTTAACACAGCCCTAGGGAGGTGACGCCATGCTGCTGCGTGACCTCTCATTGCCAATTGAAAACACCGAGGCCCGAGGGCTTGCGCTCGTCTTCTCGCCCGCTCTCGCCGCTCGGCTCGGCCAACTCCACGCTGCCCACGGATCAAGCAACTGTGTTCCGGTGCCGTCGCCGCTGACCGATGGGCGGCTGATGCTCGGGGCCGATGTTCTGACTGAGGTGAGGACTGGCGGACTCCTCGCTGCCATGTGGGGCGCGGCTGACAAAGCGGTCCTCGGGGCATCCGTCGAGGTGATTCCCTGGGGCGAAGCCGTGGCCATGCTGCCTCCGCCCGATCCGATGCCGTGGGGATAGTGACGCACCCCCTCCGCTCCCCGCGACCCTCCCGGCACGATTGCCAGCCGAGGAGGACCGCATGCGCGAACACCTACACGCCCTAGCAATCCACGCTTTTTACGCCGGCGAGATCGAGACGGGACGACGAGCAAGCGACCGGCTTCTCAACATGCCGCTGCCTGACGACCTCGAGCGGCAGGCTCGGGCCAACCGCACGTGGTACACGCCTCTCCTGGACGAACTGGCGTTGCACACGCCTCGGCGGATTGAAGTCGAGCCGGCGCACGCAGGCTGGACGACGTTCAATCCAACCGTCATCGCCGACGGCACCGGCCTCCTAGCGATCGTCCGCTCAAGCAACTACCGGATCGACGCCGCCGGGCGGTACGTGATCCCGCCGGAAGACGGCGACGCTATCCGAACGGAAAACATCCTCTGCCGGATCGACAGCAACGGGTACGCCTCCGACGCGAAAGTCATCGTGCCTCCGGCTTACGAGCCCAACGGCTACCCGGTCCACGGCCTCGAAGACTGCCGGCTCCGTCGTACGCCCCGCGGCGTCAGCGTCTCCGCGACGGTCCGCGACGCGGCACCGTGGACGGGGCAGTGCCGAATCGGCGTGGCCGACCTCGACGTGGCCGAGGCCCGCCTGCACGGGCTCCGGGTGCTTGAGTGGGAAGGGCTCCAGCCCCACGAGAAAAACTGGATGCCGATCGACGGCCAGGACGGCTGGATCTACGCCGCCAACCACAACGGCCAGACGGTCACCGTGGCGGCCGACGCCGACATGCCGGGCGTCTACGAGGTGGCGGCCCGCGGGCCGGCTCCCCACCTCGCCAAGGGCTTCCGAGGCGGCGGGCAGCTCGTGCCGGTCCGCGGCGGGTGGCTGGCAATCGTCCACGAAGTGGCACACATCGAAGACGGCCGGCGAGCCTACGAGCACCGGTTTGTCTGGTTCGACGCGTCGTTCACGCTTCGGCGGTGGTCGCCGCTGTTCTCGTTCAAGGGCACGAAGTCGATCGAGTTCGCCGCCGGGCTGGCGGGGCTCGACGGGCAGATCGTCGTCGCCTTCGGGGTGAACGACGCCGAGGCGTGGACGACTTCAATTGCAGAGGAGGATGTATGCGAACTGCTCCAGCCCATATCGTGACCGGCTATGTGCGGCTCGACAGCGAGCATCGCGGCCACGAGCGGTACACCGCTCTCGGGCAGCAGCTCGTCGATGTCGGGCTGCCGACGGTCGCCTACCTCGATCCCGCGGCAGTCATGCGGTCGCGGCCCGGCCTGCTGCGGCTACATGCGGGGCTCGAGCGCTGCTGGTACTGGCAGGCGTCCGACGGGGCTGGGCTTCCGGAGGGCACGGCCGGCAAGGACACACGCGCTTTCTTGAGCGTCCAGCATCAGAAGACGGCCTGGCTCGCAGACGCTGTGGACTACTCCGACGCCGAAGTGCTCCTGTGGATCGATTTTGGAATCTTCCACGTGCCGGGCATTACGGCCGACGGCATCCGACGCCTGGCGGAGCGTGCCGGCGAGCGGTGCCGCGACCGGGTGGGCATGGCGTCGATCTGGGGGCCGCCGTTTGCACCCGTTCCGCCGGAGAGGGTGGCGTGGCACTGTGCCGGCGGGGTGCTTGCCGTGCCTCGGATTATGGCGTCGTGGCTCGACATGGCGGTACGGATCGAGGCCCAGCGGCAGATCGAGGCCGGGCAGGCTACGTGGGAGGTGAACACGTGGGCGAACGTCTGGCGGCTGCACCCTGCTTGGTTTGACCACTGGCACTGCGACCACAACGGCACCATCTTGGCGGGCTATCA